AGGAATATACTTAGGATTAGCAATACTAGGACACTCTGAATTGATTTCAGACTTCTTTGTAGCATTTAATTCTGCCTCTGTTAGTGGTGATCCACTAGCTATTTCAATACATCTTGTAGCCAGCGCACTTGCACCGTTTGTTATTCTTTCAATAGACTTGGTTTTAGCTATTGCTAACTTACCAACATCTCTATTCTTTTTGTTAAATCGTTTATCTAAATCTTCTAAATCTTTTTTTAATATACCTACTAACTCATTCATCTTATTGTTAGCGTCTAGTATTTCTGTAAAATCTTTCTTTTGATTTTCTATGAGTTGTTTTTGATCTGCGACAGCAGACTCTAATTTGATTGCATTTGCTTTTAATATAGCATTATCTTTTTGCAACTTTACAACATAATAGCCACCACCAGCAATGGCAGTGGCTACTATTCCAATTAAAAATAATCTAATACCAAACATGGGTTAGTCTTTCTTCCAGATTGAGAAGATCCCCCATGCAACAGCAGCCCATGCTAATAAATTAACAAATGGACCACCTAAAATAATAAGTCCGCCTAATACAATCAGACTTACACCTGACCAACTAGACATCTCTTTTGCTCTTGCTTTTATCCAAGCCATAAGTATTCTCCTTATTTTAACTTAGCGTTTCTTTTTCTATGACCATTCCACGCAACAAAGCCGCCAAGTCTTAGCGACCAATATGCTAAATAATTCATTGTATAGAAACCGTTTACTTCAATACATATATCTCTAAAGATTTCATCTGCTCTTTTTTGATCTACTAATAGAAGTCCTCCCTTACCAGTTCTTTTTAGACAAGCGTATTTATAAGCATAATCGTGGACTAAACCACCCATTAATAATACACCTACTGGTGAGAAGAAAGTTCTTAAAAATTTTGGTATACTTGCACCGTCAAATACAAAACCTGCTGGTATGATATATTCATTACCATTCATTTTGTACTTCCAGTCTTTTGTTATTTCCCAGTTTCTTGTTGAGAGTAACCACATTACGATACCTTTCCAGAAACCTTTGCCTTTTGTTTTGATTGGCACAGGTTTTAGTTCTGGCATTTTGTCAGCATGAAAAGTTAAATTACTTTTTTTCTTTTTATCTAATAAGTTTATTAGAGCTGTTATAATTACTACAGCAATTAAGATTGACCATTGCCAAAATTTCATTGCTAATGCGATTATTATTTCCATATTTAATCCTTTGACTTTTTATTCTTATCTATATAACTTTGATAGACTTTATGAGCCTGTCCCAAATTCTTTTTCTTTTCAGGATCTTTTGCTCTTTGACTTGCTACTTTTGCTCTCTGTGACATTGCAATCGCAGCCTGCATTTTATGAGCGTGTGTTCTACTTGATCCTCTAATCTTACTTACTGATTGTTTTGCTTTTGCACTATCAGTAAATCCTAATCCGTGTATTGTACCTTTAGGGTCTTCATCTGTATATAAGTCACTATGTTTATCTGACTTTGCTTTCTGACCTGCTTTTCTAGGTATTCTTTTTGTATCAGCAGTTACCATAGGATTCATTGTGCCTTGACCTGCACCTTTATAAGACGCTGACATGGCAGGCATTGTCGTTGCATATCTTCTATGTGGTTTAAAATGTTGATCGCCACCCATTGATGACATAGGTTTATGAGTGCCTACAGGTCCTATTGCAAAACCTCTAGTCATCATATACTCTTTAAATCCTAATCTACTAGGCACTTTTTTTCTTTAACTCCTGAGCAAACTCGTCAATCTCGGAACTAAATGAAGACAACATTGATGAAGCAGCGTCATTTCTTACTGTCCCAGGTATCATTCTACTTGGTATACCTTTTTTACTTGCGATCTCTTTTACCTTATTATCTACTGCATATCTAAAAAGTTTTACTGCAAGGTCTTTATTATATACACCTTTAAACTTTTTTCTGCCTAGATTTTTTATGATAGGTTGTATTTGTCTTCTATACAATTCTGAGTCATTAGAAGCCTGAGAAGCAATCTCACTTGCTCTCATTTCGTTATCTTCTTTGACGGTTTTAAATCTTTTTAAAAATGACATGATGTGTGTCTTCATGTCGTCTTTCTTTTTTTTCTTTACATGTATTCCTGGTTCACCATCAGCACCTACTCCTATACCTGCAACATTACCACCACCAGCTGAATTTGCTGGAGCGTCCTCGTGTTGTTCTTCTTCAGGCACACAATTAGGCACCATCTTCTTGCCTTTTTTCTTTAAACCGACTTGTTTAAAACCTGTCCAACAAGCCTCTCTCATTTGTTTAAATGTTATCATAGTCGTATTCTTTCTATGTTATCCTCTGATACTATAATTTGTTTTTTAGTATCTTCATTTATAACATTATATAAGTTTACACCAAAGTAATTATCAAAAGGTTTTTGATCTTCATTTGTATAAACTATGTCACCTACATCAGCAGTAGCATTACCATTTAAATCTTCAAGTTTATCTACTATAAGAAATCTTCCCTCTGGCAGATAATCAAAACCTACTGACTCTTTAACATCATCATCAAGTTTGATTAAGTTATTTTCTGAAAGATGTTTATATAAATCTCTTTCTAACTCAACCATATTAATATCTTTATTCTCTTTCAAAAGCAAACCTAAAGCAGCTGCATATGTACCAAGTTTAGACTTGCCACCAGGTATAAAATTAATAAGTCTTTTTAAATTAAAGACAAATCTATGTAATAAAGTATAGTTGTCTTTTTCTTTAGCAGTTGATAAAGTTCTTGCTTTTCTTAAAACTTTACCATTCTTATCAATGATACCTAACTTATATGCCTCTGTACTTTCAAAAGGTGTTACCAACATTTTGATAACCCTATATGTAATTAATAAATCTATTGCTCTTCCCATTATATTTTCTCTAAATTATTTAATAAATTTTTACTTATTTTCACTCCTGGCAATTCTTCTTCATTTATAGTTTTTAAAAATACTAAAAATGTTTTTAATATTGCCCAATACTCTTGTTCAATCTTGTATAATAACAAAGTAGCACTTGCCTCATTACCGAATACATTATTTAAAACTATAATATGATTTAATATTAATCTAGTTTTAAGTTCACCTGTTGCCCTATATTTACGAAACAATCTTTTGAGATATTTAAATCTCTTTATATCTTCGTAAAACTCCTGCTCACTATCTAAATTAGGAACATTGTAGTTTTTTATGGCAAAGAATAACCAATTTTTCTTTGTTATTTTACTAAACATTATGCCAGTTTTGCGTAAACTCTAACTGACCCGTTCTCCAATGTTTCGTATTTGCCTTGTAATTTTAACTCTCTGCCTAATCTATGTTCTATACCATCATCATTAATGTCAGAGCCGTCAATATCTTTACCAAAACGACCACCATGTTGTGTCAAACCAGTTGAAAATGTTCCACTTTTGCCTGTTATATCTACAGCGTCTTTAAATACAATACCTATTCTGCCTAGTTTCTCTGCTAAATCAGCAAGAGCAGCTTCAGGTTTTAAATATTCTCTTTCACCAATAGATCCAACAAAGGCATTTACTCTTTCTAATACTGCAGGTTCATGTATGTTATGTACGCCGATTGAACCGTCTTCTATTGGAGTTTGATATCCAGTAGTTCCGACACCATCGCCACCAACACCATGTTCCTTGATATGTTGTTTAAATGTTTTCATTTGTTGTCTTTTCCTTTTTTAGTAGTTGCAAGGTCTTCTTTTAATTTACTAAAAGGTTTCCCTGCAACTAAATCTTCTTCTACTTCGTTAATGTCAAACATACTATCATTAGGAGTATTGTTTGCCAAGTCTTCAAAAAATTTATCTATCTCTTTATCCATTAACTTGTTGCTACATTCAATGCCGCTTGTTTCTCAGCAGGCATTGGATCTTTCTCTGTTAATAATTGTTTCTCACTAGTAGTACCTGAATCTTTGGCGATCAACTTATCTACTTGTTGAAGAGCACCATAGATTGCATTTAGATTACTTTTCATTGTAATCAAATCAGCATCCACTTGTTTTATTCTGCCTGAAAGATTATCAAAATCTTTTTGTAATGTTTCTCTTTCAGTTTGTAATGTACTTAATTCTATAGCCATAATTTACTCCAATCAATTATTATGCAAGAGCGTAACCGTTACCACCGATTACATTCCAGTTTGAATTTTTAAATAAACAAATAACACTTTCGCCTGGTGCATTTAAAGTAATAGTAGAATAACCTCTTAAATTAGCAGGTGTGATTACTACGTTATTTGTACCACCAGTTGAAGTATTAAGTATAATCTTAATCTGACCATCAGCGCCGTCTGCCATAGCACCAGCATGTGTAGCTGATGTAGCAGTAATTTCTGTAATAGCAGTAGTCACATTGACTGCTGTATTAGTTGAACCATCTGCTGTGATTGATTGAGAAGTTTGTTTAAGACCTAACCAAGAAGGTATGTTATTAAACACATCTTCAGCTGCGATCTTTTTATTGATTGGTGTTCCTGTAGGATCATCTACCACATGAAACAAATCGGCTGTTGCCAATGCGTTACCCAAATCAGTTAACGCTGTTATTTTTTTGTCTGCCATTTTTACTCCTTATAAACCCTTTCGGGAATGCTACTCTAGGTATTGTCCTAGATCACTTTGTTAATATATTTATGTGGGTGCCTGAGCACCCACAAAGTCGTTATTAAGCGGCTACCGTAATTGAACCAGCAGCTGTACCTATGCCAGCAGCGTTAGTAATCGTAGAAGCATTTGATTTACCTGCGTCTTTGATTGTACCACCGTTTAGGGCTGTTGCGTTAGCTCCAATTACTAGTACATCATCTGCATTTGTAGCTGCGTTAGCGGCTCCAACTGTAAATCTGAATACTAATTCGTTTGTTCCTGTGCCAGATAAGTAGTTCGCTAAATGCGGACCTCTACCTGTACCAGTACCTTGGTTACCGTTTGTTATTGATACTCTTGGAGTACCTGTGACATCAACTGGTTCATTGAACCTTACTCTGACATCAATGTTACCACCATCTGATTTATCAAATGCTGTTGTAATAAATTCAATTTGCGTAATATCTGCATTACCAAGTTTCACAGCAAGACCTCGTAGTGCTACTAACACTTCGGGACTTGCACTTGTATTACCGTTGCCTGATCGTACAGAACCTGCTTCTTGTACCCAACCACTTGCGTTAGCAAAGACTTCTTTTTTCTCTGCCGTAGTTAAGTTCTTAGGTTTTGACTCATCAGCGTCGGTTGCGCCCCATAAACTCATAGTCTTTCTCCTTATTAATAAGTTAACTTTTAGTTATAACTCTACTATTTATACTATTGAAAACCTAGCTTTTTAAGTTCAGATAGTGTTTTTTGTGTGCTAGTATGATGTATTCCTACACCTCCAGCACTTGTAAACTCTCTAACATTTTTAATATAGTCATCAATTAGTATGTTCTTTTGACCACCTTTAGTGGCAAAATTCTTTTTTTCTTTACGTCTAACAAGATTAATCCTTGATCTATCAACTAGTCTAGGATTCTTTCTTAGCCATGCCGTCTTACCTGATATACAATTAGGGTCATAAGTTTCTTCAACATATGCACTTAATATATGTGGTGTATGTTTTTCTATTGAACGCCATAACGCCTGACCTCCTGGCATCCAAGGCAAATTATGCCAAAAGTTACCAGAGTTTTTTATTCTTTCCCACTTTTCTCGGGAAGATGATATATTCATCCATCTATTGATAGACATACCATTGACTTTGACAGCAGCAGTTTTGAAGTCTGCAAGTACACCATCCATGTCGCAATATATAATGGGACTTGCCATTAGACTAGATTCTTTCTGCTTTAGGTTCTGTTTCTACAGCAGGTGCAGGTTGACCAGTTTCAGTCTTACCATTCTTACCAAGTTTAATTCTCATCTCTGAAAATTTCTTTTTAGTCATATGACCATTTGCTCTCGTAGTTTCTTTCTCACCTTTAATTATATCTTTAATTTTAGGTTCTGGATCAACTGGTTTAGTTTCGCCTTTTTTAGGATCACCATAAGCGTCATGTTTTTTCTTATTGATAATCTCACCTTTGTCATCTGGTTTAACTGCCTCTTTAACTGCCTTATCTAATGCTTTTGATTGAGCAGCATGAGCAGCACTTGCACCTTTTAATTTTTTAACAATCTCTTTAACTTTAGGTTCATCTTTTTTATCTAGTTCTTCATTCTTTACTGCTTTAGAAATTGCTTTTCTTCTCTTGTGCAAAAACTTATCTGAAGAATCAACATCACCATCGTTATCAATGTCTTTGTCTTTTCTGTCATCAAACTTTTTCTTAACAGCGTCTTTGTTAACTGGATCCATATCTTCACTTACGGCTTTTGCTGGTCCTAAATTGTCGCCTTCTAAAGTACCTTTAGTGCTTGCTTCAGCAGCGTCAATTCTTCTTTGTAGTTCTTTTTCTGCCTTAGTCTTTGCCTCAGCAGCGTCTTTACCACTTACTTTTATTGTGCCCTCATACTCTTTGATAGCGTCACCATCACCTCTTTGTTTTTCTGATGGCATGTATAATTCAAAATTGTAATCAAAAGCATAAGTGTCTTCTTTTATTAAACCTTCACTTACAACTCTATTTGCAATATCGCCAATAGAACCTGGTTTATTTTCAAAGTAAGTTTTTCTCTCTAACTTAACATTTGGTTCTTGTTTTTTAATTGTAGGTTGCTCTTTTGCAATTGTTGTTGAAACTGCTTCAAGGCTACCATCTTTTGTTTCAAAGTATTTACTCATTATTTTTTCCCCTTTTTAGCAGCTCTAGCCTTCTTTGCCAAGTCAGCGTCCGCTGTGTAATATGCTTTGCCTTTTGTGATGAACGCATTAACTCTAGCAAATGCCCATTGTTGTGGGGTTGTACCAGGTCTATGTCCACCTTTCCATGCAGCCATACCTCTATTGTACACTTGTTTTAAAATGCCGTAAGGTATGCCTGACTTTTCAGATTTATTTTTAATTCCTTCAATCTTTTCGTCTATTTGTTGCATTTCTTTTATTCCTTCTTTTTTCTTAACCATGTTAGTTGCTGTTGCATATCTAACAGAGTCTCCTTTTTCTTTACCATAACGATCTTTAAAGTCTTTCTTTGGCAACTCATCTGCCATCTTATGTACTTTTTTAATCTGACCTTTTGTCAAATCTGTTTCAGCAATTTTAAGTGTGCCTTTATGTTTCATATTCTTAGCTAAATCTTCTTTACTCTTGGCAGACCTAACTCTTGCTAAATCCATTGCTTTTATTTTACCTTCTTTAGAGTTTTTTTCTTTATCTGACAATGTGTTTAAAATTTGTTTATAAGCATTTTCTAACTCATTTCTTCTTCTAAACTCTTTTGGATTATTTAAATATAATTTATCAGATTTTGATGTAGGTTTTCTTGTTGCACCTTTTGTTGATAAAGGCTTTTCTGCTTGAGCAACAAGGTCTTTTTCAAATTCTTTTGTTTCATTATCTTCATTTATTTTTTCAACAGAGCTAATTCCCACAGAGCTAACTCTCTTTTTGCCTTTTTGATATTTGTCCATAACTTTTTGTTTAGCTTCAGCAGCGTCTTTAGCACTTACCGTCACTTCAAATTCTTTAGGATTAGGAGCTTCAAAATAATCGACCTCACCCTCAACTCTAAATTTTTCTTCACTCATTGATTGTCTTTTTATTTTATCTTTAATCTGATTCATTTTCATATCTATGTTTTCAATATCATTCTTTGCGATAGCCATAGGAGTTTTGTTTTTAGGATCACCTTGGTCCATATCTCTTACTTTAGTCTGCAACATCATTTGTCTAGTTCTTAAAGTAGCAAGTCTTTCTTGGTCTGTATCTTCAAAGACTTCTTTAAACTTAATGTTGCCTCTTAACATATCTTTTGTGACTTCTATCTCTTTGACACCATCTCTTTTTAATTGTGCCATCTTGTCATCTGCTGACTTCTGGTCTTTATAAGGTACTGCAAATCTTTTTTTGTTTAATGGATCTCTATATCTTACTACAAAGACCTGTGTAAATTCTTCTAGGTTTTCACTAGTTTGTTCTGGCAATAAATGCCAAGTTGATCTATATTTACTCATTAGTTATTTACCTTTGCCCCAGCACGCCATTGATAACAAGACCAGTATCGTGCTTTTGTTTTTGGTCCTGGGTTGTCACAATTGTGCCTTGCCCTAAAACTTCTTCGTCTAGCAGGATCGTCTCTTTTTATAGATAGTCCTGTTGTATCACCAAATGATACTTTCTTTACTGAATCACCATCTTTGACATATACATAAAACTTTTTAGAACCACCTCTTATTGGGTCATTTAATTTTACTTCTTTGCCTTGATACTGTGCCTCTGTAATTTGTGATGGGAATATTCCCCACTCGTTTACTTCTTCAGAAAACTCTTTGAAAGATAGTTTAACACTCTCATTAGGAGAACCTAAATCTTTTTGCATTTCTGCTTTAGATTTATTGTATTTTCTCTTAAATTCTTCAGCGTCTAATCCACCTTCTTCTTTAGATTTAAGGTCGATAGCGATGTCTTTCATTCTGCCTTCTAACATATTTTCATTGCTGTCAATCACTTTATTGAACATCTTTTCATAAGACTCTTCTATTTTAGATTGCCAGTCTTCTCCGTATCTTTCCTTATATTTATCTATTGTATCTTTGTCAGTTGCCCATTCTTCAATGTCTTTTAACTCAACTTTCTTCTTCATTTCTTTATCCTTTTCGGCGTTAATATTAATTAAATTGTCTTTAGGATTACTTGGTTTGTAAGAAGTGCCTTGAAAAGTAGGACTATAATTTTTTTCGCCAGGTGTTATAGATGAGGTATACTTTGCATAATCGTGTCCCATATCATATGCCTCAGTAGGTAAACCACTTGGCATTTGTGTAGGGTCACTATCTTTACTTGTTTTTAACTCACCATACATCTGTTTAAATTTCTTGGTGTATTTACTAGGTTTAGTTTTTGCACCTTTATCAGCAGAGGTTTGTTTATATGCGTTAGGGTCATCATCTCTCATTTTAGATTGTTTGTCTAATTGAGACTTATGTTGTTTTGCTTTATCTTTTGATAAACCTTTTACATATTTTTTAGGTAGACCTGTTTCTTTATCTTCAGGTGATTTCTTTATAGAACCACCTTTATCATAATACTTTGGATCTCTTTTAAATTTGTGTTTAGCAATTTTCTTTGCTCTCTCAGCCATAGCGTCTGTCACTACTGGCGTTTCCACAATATCATATAACCACGCCTTTGATAATGTCATATTTGCATCCTCTAAGGTCACATAATTTGTGCCTCTTCTAATAATTATTCCTGTTGTGTTATTACTTACGTCATCAACAATATCACCTACATCATATAGATGTTCGGTAATATACTTGTCTCTTAAAACCATGTTATCTAATTCTTCTTTTGTTGACGCTGTTATGAAAGGTTTAAATCTTAATGCACCTGCACCAGCGTCAGCTGAAGCAGCCAAGTTCATTCCCTTTCTTACCTGTTTAAACATATCTTCAGCGTCATTACTTCTAGCAAAACTAGAAGGCAATCCTTGTTTAAACTTTGTGAAATCATTTGACTTTGCAGCCGATCTCATTTTACTAGCACTCATACCTGTTGCACCCTCAGCGTCAGGATCTCTTTCGCCAGCAGACAATACATTTATGTTATCAAAATTATAATAACCATGTCTTGCCTTAACATCATTGTACTTATTTAATGTTGTTTCAAATTCTCTTACTCTATCGCTACCTACGACCATAAAGATTTCTGTAAATTTTTGTTTATAAAGTTCTACTGCAATTTCAAATATTTGATTTGAATTACTAGTGACTACTTGATTAGCATATCTAGGAAACATTCGTTTCATTAATGAAATCTTTTGTCTAAACTTTAATGGGTTCTTATCAGAGTCCTCTGATTTAGAAAGGTAAACTCTCTTAACATCTGCTCTCACAGAGTTCATTTTATCTAATAGTTTACCATGACCTATCGTAGGTGGATTAAATCGGCCAAAGGTAAACACTATTGATTTACCTCTGGCCTCTTTTATTTTTGATAATGATTTCAGTTCGTCTGGTGATAACTTACCATCTTCCATCATCTCTGTCAATTTTTTGAAAAATTTGAGATAATGATACTTTTCTAACATTTTATAAATCACGTTTTTGGGAAGACGATTCTTCACACCAAACTTTCTGATTTCTTCTGGTGACATATCAGCTTTGAAAACACCTTGTCGGTCTAACAATGCTTTATCACCAATATCAATTAATGTGTTAACAGATTGTGTAATCTCATCTAACTTCTCTTTGATTAGTTTTGACAAGTTGTCTATATCAGCACTTGTCAAGTTAGTCAATTCTTCATAATCAATCATGTCTCGTACTAATTCACCTTTAACAACATCTATTTCAGAAACTCGCTTCTGAAAATCCGCCACATATTTTTCAGGTTCAAAAGTGCCTGGCTCTGGTTTTCGTATAAACGTATTCTTGTCTATATCAAAAGTACCATCTGCCATCTCTCTTGCCTTAGTAAATAGAGCAGGATCTATGATGGAAAAGTAGTTGATAGGATGTTTTGTTCCTGGTATTGTTTTACCATTAAAATCAAACTGATATTCTCTTATCTTTTCATGTACCTTTTCTTGCTCTGCTTGTGTGCCAGGTATATCAAATAAGATATTTACATCTAAATCAGCGTCATCTCTATATTGTTTTGTTAGTATAGAACCAATTAAGGTATACTTAACTACTTTACCAAATTTTGTGAAAGTCTCAATACCATCTAATACTTGTTGTCTAACTGATGGCTTAAGTTTAGGATTGCTTGTATCTGCGTTATCAAACACAGGTCTTGCATATGTTTTTCTAGGTATGTCTATTACAGACTCTTTTAAAAATTCTTTAAATCTCATTTATTCTCCGCCGCCTCCGTTACCACCAGAACCATTGCCACCATTTCCATTACCATTGCCTGTTCCGTTGCCACCGTTGCCGTTGCCACCGTTTCCATTACTATCATCACCATTCCCATTATCTGTATCAGCGTTCTTACTTGTACTACCAAAGTAAGGGTATCTTATATATTTATGTCCTTTAGGTACGCAAACTTTTAGTTTACTGTCAAATTTAAAACCATCAGGACATTTTTTGTCTGCAACTAGGTTCATAAAATTTTTAAATGTTTCTATCATCTTCTCTTTGCTTTTCTCTCTGAAGCCATCCATCTCTTTGCGATATAACTTTGTATAGGTGTCTTCATATATTTTCTTACTTCTTTACTTACTCTATTCATAGTAAGGGTTGTTAATTCTAAATCTGATTTGTTGTTATCTACAACTAAAAAGTTTGACATACCAAATAATCTTTGAAACTTACCCATATTAGATTGTACACCATTCCAACTTGATGTGGTGATGTACTCTGGTATTGTTCTTTCTCGTCTAGCATTTCTTTGCAATGCGACTTCTAAACTTGTATTTACAAATACCATATAACAATCGTAACCCATATTTTTAAGTATGTTATGTTGTCTAGCAATCATGTCATAATCTCTGCCTGTACTATCAATAACTAATCCTAATCTGCCTTTGATGTATTGATCTAATTGTGATATAACAAATTTCTTTGCACTTTGTCTTATGATGTTTCTAAAATATTCTTCTTCGTCTGGCATTTTAAGAGATAGGTTTGCCTTCTTTAAATCTCTCTCAAACTTAACATCTGAATTTACAAGTTTTAATCCTGTGCCTGTAAAAGCACTTGATGTCACAAATGATTTGCCTGAGCCAGGACCACCTGCAAGAAAGAACGCCTTGAATATACCTGGGTCATAAAGACCTTCATGTAAATTTTGTATAAAACTTTTTATCATCCTTTTATCCAGTTTTTAGATACAGTAAAGTTTGCTGTACTAAACTCTAATCTATCTACGAGTTTGACAGCACGACCTAATCTATCTACGGCAACATAACCTTCGGGATTTGTAACCTCAAAGCCATTGCCTCTTTGTATAAAAGTGCCTATTGATTTAATTTGATTCATTTTATTTACTAGATAATTTTTTGTTTTCTGTAATGTGACATAACTTGCGATTGCAAAATATATCTCATTTTCATATCTGTCAATAAATTTTAAACCTTCATCTCTTTGAGTATTAAATCTATCTTTAGCACTTTGTGTTTTTCTTTTACTAATCTCATCATTTAAAACTTTTGCATAATACTTTCTAAAATTACTTTGTAATTTTTTTACGTTTGCAATAGTCTGACCTCTTCTAATATAATCATTAAAAAATATTTTAAGTCTTGCACCTACTGATAATAAATTAGTCTGCCTTTTCATCAAATCTAAAACGCCTTTACTTTTAGATATTGAACCTGCAGCCATTCTTAATAAACTATCGTATTGGTCTGACTCTAATTCTGTAAATGTAGCAACACCAGATGTATCTTTATATCCTGCGTCATCAAAAAATACAGCAGGTGTTTTTGAAAATCTGTTTATATTAACACCAAAGTTTGCTTTTAAATCTGTCATCTTTCTACCTGTGTATGATG